TTAATAAATTATTTAAATGTGGTTCTTCACCTTGTATTACTTCTTTGACGTCTTTTTTCATAGCTTTATCCTTTATAGTTAAATGTAATATATATTATTTAAAATATATTACAAGTCTTATGAGTCGGTAAATGTTCTTGTTACTGCAACACCTGGGCCTGTCCATGTAAATGATGTTGTAACCGCAGAGTCTGGACCGTTTTCACCATCATACGCTAAAGCTGATCCTGTAGTAGCACCACCTCCACAAGCAGCTTTACTATTAGCTGGATAGTTTGTTGTTTCTGTCCAATTCGTTCCATTCCATTGTTCAACATTAGTTGTAATCGATGGAGTTAAACCCCCGATACTAAGAGCAGCCGTTGCAATTCCAAAACCCCCATTTGCATATTTTGATTCATTTAAATTATTTACCTCTGTCCAATTAGTTCCATTCCAAACTTCTGCGTTTGCAGTAGCTCCACTAGGTGGTGATAAAAATCCTCCAGCAACTATTGAACTTGTGTTGTCAGCTCCACATCCAAGCATTTGTCGTTTTGCTTCATTTAAATTATTGACCTCGGTCCAATTAGTTCCATTCCAAAGTTCTGTTTGATTTGTACTAGCATTAGCGGGTTCTTCATAACCGCCTATACCTAAAGCTGATGTTGCTGTCCCAGTTCCTGTTGCCATACCATTTTTATCAACATTCATATCATTAACTTCAGTCCAGTTAGTTCCATTCCAAAGTTCTGTTGCACCATTAGGTGATGGTGCTCCTGGTGAACTTCCAGCGTAAGCTAAAGCTGAAGTATTTGAAACTCCTGCTCCACTAACACCATTTCTTCCTTTGTTTAAATCGTTTACTTCTGTCCAGTTGGTTCCATTCCAAGATTCTGTTTGGGCTAAAAAGTCTGGAGACCCTCCTGAATTTGCCCCACCCCAACATAAAGCTGATGTATAAGTTCCTTGGTTAGTGCAACCTGCACCACCGTGAGCAGTATTTAATGCATTCGTAGAAGCAAAAGCACCAGCAGTTGTTAACACTGAACCTTTTAAAACGTTATCAGTTGTATTATACCAAACTTGTCCTTCAACAGGATTTGATGGATCGGTTGCTACCGCTTCAATTTGTGATCCTCGTATTTCTTTGTATGTTGTCATAATTAATCTGTGCTTATTGTTTTAGTTGTAGTTGATGAACCACTCCACTCTTCTGTTGCTGTTAAATAAGCAGGGGCAGTTCTTCCTCCTGCAGCTAAAGCTGCTGTTGAAGTTCCTGCTCCTGATAAATAATATCTTACTGTGCTTAAATCTGCAACTTCAACCCAACTAACTCCATTCCAATCTTCAGTCTTTCCTCCAATTGTACTTGGAGGAGTTTCTTCTCCACCAAAAGCTAAAGCAGCTGTAGTCGTTCCAGCTCCTGCTAATGCAGTTCTAGATTGATTCATATCATTTAATTCTGTCCAATTAGTTCCATTCCAAAGTTCTGTTTCATCTTGTGCAGATTGACCTCCAAAAGCTAAAGCAGCAGTATTAGTTCCAACTCCACCTAAAGCTCTTCTTGCAGTATTTAAATTATTAACTTCCGTCCAGTTTGTCCCATTCCAAAGTTCTGTTTCTGCTTGATTTGGTTTTCCACCAAAAGCTAATGCGTTTGTATTACTAGAACCAGCAGCTCCAATTTCTCTTCTACCACTATTCATATCGTTTACTTCTGTCCAGTTAGTACCATTCCATGATTCTGTAACAGCAACGTCTGTAGTGGTGTATCCACCAAAGGCTAAAGATGATGGAGTAGTTCCAGCTCCTCCTAATTGTCCTCTAGCAGTACTCATATCATTTAATTCTGTCCAACTAGTTCCATCGTATTTTTCTGTTTTTGCTGTTGCTGAAGGTACATAACCACCAAAAATTATTGCATCATCTTGAGTTCCTGCTGTACTAGCTCCCGCATAAGCTGTTGTAGTATTTAAATTTGCAGCTGTAGTCCAAGCACCGATTGGTTGACCTGC